TGATAAATCTCTAGTCCATCATCGTCTGTCCCAAATTTTAACTTAGTATTATCAGGATTTGAAGTAAGTACCATAGTGCCTGTAGCATCAGGCATTGTTATGACTCTATCAGCAGTTGGGTCTTCTGCTATTAATCTAGTCTCAAAATCATCAGGTGTTGTTCCTTCAAATTGTAGACCAAATCCTTGTCCAATTAACATGTCACCTTGCATAGCAGTGTCACCCAAGGTACTCATGGAGTTGTTATCTACCTCTTGTACTGTGTAAAGGATTTGATCATAGTTGTTATTTAAGTCTTCTGCCTTAATCGCTGAACCAGGATAGAAAGTTGCTTTCTTATTGTCGTTATCTGTATTCCTATAGATGATTATCTTAGCATCACTAGCAGGAGCTGAGTTCATCTGTACAGTTGTAGCGTTGGCGAGAGTATATGCAGTTGTATCAACCCCATCAAGTTTTACCTTAATGTCTGTGGTTGCTAAATATGGAAATGAGAAAGGGTATAGGACTTGTGATCCGTTCCCTGTGTATGTATCTTGTGTGACAGCCATTTACGCTATGTTTTAGTGTTGACTGAGTGGATTATTTGTAAATCATATTTTTTAACTCTTCTGCTTGTCCTTTAATACGATTATCCTCTTTATAATCACCAAGTCTTCTTGCTCTATCTCTAAGTATTCCTAGATCATGTAGATTCTCTAATGCATATACATCAGTTCCAAGTTCATTATCCTCTTTAAGCATGTTCCAAGCTTCTCTCTTTGCAGTATTGAAGATTGGCATTATTAGTGAACCATATAAAGTATTTTCAGGATCGAAATCTTTAGAACTTTTTTCTGCCTGAACGATTGATTCAATAACTTCAGGTGTAAGTATTTTCTCTATTTGAGCTTCTATGTTTTGTTGACCCATATAGAATTGGAATTTAGATTTAAGATCAGGTCTATTTTCTAAAGTCTCTCCATTAGGACCAGAGTTAAATGTCTGCCTTAGATTTAAACCAGATCGCATCAATAACTCTCTGACTTCACTACTAGTACCAATGTTGATATTGAAAGGTAGTAAACCATTAATCAACCTAGTCCAGGGTTCATGCATTCTTAAAGGTTCACCATTTAATACATCGTATTTGTATGGCAATATGTTTTTCTCTGTGAATACATCAGCCCAAAGGTTCCTATTTCCTACACTTTGCCAGAATCCAGATTCAAGTTCTCTCATTCCAGGTGAAAATCCTTTACCTATTTCATTTCTTAAACCAGCTAAAGGTATTTGGTTATTTACTAAGTTAGCTGCAGCTCTAGGTACGTCACCACCACCACTAAACAATGTATCTACCATTTGCTGTATTCCAGCCATAAATGATTTATTTAAGACGTTAGCACTGACTAGATAAGCAGCTTTACCAAATTGATTACCAGCCCATTCTTCACCCATCACTTTTTGAGCATCAACAACATCAGCCATAAAACTAAAGAATGCGTTAAATGGTTCTATTGCTTCATAACTGATATAAGAATCACCTATCTTAAATGATCTAGGTTGCCATCCTGTAGTCTTCATCCAACCATCTCTTACCTGTTTATCAGGAGGACCATTACCTGTTATTTGACCATTTAGTGCCATCCATGCAGCCATAGATGTGAACCCATAACCAACAGCTTGTCTACCTTTCATAGTAGCTTTAGCTATGTTTAAGTCATTCTGACTCTTAATACCATATTCAATCATCACAGGATCATCCCATGATTTAGTCATGATATCCTTATGCTCTCTGATAAATGTATTAAGTATAGGCGTGTACTTAGAAGTCATCTGTAAAGCGTTGACTCCTGTCCTAGCAAACAAGAAATAAGGTTTTAATATAGGTAGTTGATCAAATACTTCATCTATCTTCTTAGTCCATCCAGTTAGTTCTTTAGTAAGTTTAGCTTCATCACCTGCAAACTTAGCCATTTCATCAGTAATTTCACCATCAGCAGAGAATACTTTAGATTCAAAATCAGCTTCTACCTCTTTAATAAGGTTAGGCATATCTTGATCAGTAATTATCTTACCTTGAGCTTCTAGTTTTCCCCAGACATCATCAAAGGCTAACTGTCTTTGTCTACCTCTAGCTATTATCTGTGAGAAATAGGTATCCATAGATTTCATAATCCGTGGACCATAATTTAACCAAGGTGACTTATTTAGATTCCTTAATTGATCTGCAAAGTGAGCTACCATCTTATCACCATAAGATCCTTGCTTTTGGTTGTAATAAGACATCATGGCATTCCATTCCATATCAGCTTTGTTTTCAGTAAAGCCTCTAAATCCTTCTGTATCGAAGTTGTAAGATTGCCAATCAGCTATAGCTTTTTGCCATGCTTCATTTCTAGCTTCAACCATTGCTCCAAGTGTTGCTGCAGAACTTCTAAAGGTTTGTCCATTAATCTCACCAACAGCACCTATCATGGTTGCTACAGGTCTCATAACAGTACCTAAACCAGTACCTATAAATGCTCTAGCAACAGTCTTAGGACCAGATAATATTGAGTTAATACCTAATGTCTGAAGTTCGTTGATGATAGCTGATTTCTGGTATTGATCACCATGTCTATAACCTTTAAGTTTCTTAGTGAAGAATGCATCTAGATCTGTAAATGATTGCTTATTACCATTACCAGTAGCAGTGAAGTGGATAAATGTTTCAAGTAGATCATTATCTAAATCACCCTTTAGTAGTTGTTTAAATGTCTCTACTTCATTAGCTGCAGCATCAGACGCTTGTCCTACTATTCTATCCCTATCTATCTTAGTGCCAGGTGAGAAGATCTTAAGTTGATAAGATGATGCTAAACTTGTCTCTTTCCTTGTTCTAGCTATAGCAGAATAACGAGCTAATATTCCGTCTAATATCCCACCAGGAGCAGATATATCTACTTCATCAGCAATACTTAGACTTGCTTTTGCTAAATCTCTAGCCTCAAATAGGAGCTGACCAAGTACCATATCAGTAGCATTTAACTGAGCTTTGTTAAGTACTGGTAAACCTTCAATTACTGTTCCATCGTTATTAACTTTACTGTCGATGTAATTCTTTAGATCTTTTTCTGGTATGTCGATAAGCCTACTATTACCTGAATCACTCAAGAACTTAATTAGATCTGTTGAAGCATTCTTTAAATCTTCGGCAATGACTTTCTTATTAGATCCTTCATATAGAACTCTATAAGCTGGGCTTTCTTCTAGTGCTTTAGCTAATGAATTGATTTCATTTAGCATCATCCCTGGAGCATTATATTCAGCTCTACGAATATTTGCTTCAGTTACAACACCTTCAGGAGATCCATATTTTTGAGTAGGATCAGTTCTGATTTCAATCATATCCCTAACACCTTTAACTGGATTTGTACCAGTTGTTAGTGCTTGGTTATCTGATATATCTCCACCTTTACCGTATGCTGGATTCTGTCTTGGATTCTTAGTTGAGAGATCATATTCTAATTGCTCAAGTGCTAAATCTTTATTTGCTTTACCTTGTTTTCTTGATCGAATAGTTAGATCTATTTCATCACCCCAACTGATATCATTTTTATCAGCAAAGATTTTCATTAAACCTTGTTTCTGCTGATCGTCTAATTTGTTCCAAGGCTCTGCTTTAGATCTCCATTCCTTAATAGTAGGTATTTTTGTAGCTGTTTTTGATGCTGTTTTTTTAGCTTGATTTTTAAACTTCCTATAAAGGCTTCTTTCATAAGCAGCCTTAGCACCTGATTCTATTTTACTTGTTAGAAAATCATAGTCAGTTTTACTACTCCCTTGGAGAGCTGTTATTAGTGGATCTTTCTTTGCAACAGCAGTTTTAGCAGCCGTTTCATATTCTTTGGCAACAGACTTTAATCCTAGTCCCATACCTTCAAAAGCTAAGTCAAAGAATGCTCCAAGACCTAAACCTTCACCTACATTATAGATAGATCTCATAGCAGGTGACATAGTTTCAGTCGTAGCTATAGGTTTAAGGATTCCAGACCATTGAGGTTTGATATCAATAAGAGATCTGGCTAGGTTAGCTTCTTGTGATTGGTTACTAATTACGTCATAAGTAGCACCTTGTAATGCACCTAGACCAACACGACCTAACCGTGTAGCTCTACCAGCCATTGCTAAACCTTTAAGACCTTTAATACCCCAAAGAACCTTTCCAGTTCCTACAGCTCCTCCTGCTAGTTCTATACCACCACGAATAAAGTTACCCCATTTTGTATGTGTAATGGGTTTCTTTTTAATCATGAACGGGTTGGAGTACTTATAAGGATTACTAGGATCATCAGCCTTATAAAAGTCTTTATCTAATAACTTAGGTAATGAAACGATGCTGTTATAGATATCAACACCACCACCAACTACTGCCTTACCAAATTCTTTAACATTATCTCCAGTGTTATAGTCTTCGACATCCTTTGGTGGTTTAGGAGTAAATTCTTTATTCTGGAGTTCTTCTAATCTAGCTTCTTTTGTTTGTTTTAATTCCTCTAGTGCTCTGTCTTGATTTGCATATTGTTGAAAATGAAAATTCTGATCAGTACCTAATTTGGAATTTGTTTCATTAGTAGTATCCATTATTGTTTTAGATCATTTGTAAAGTCTTTATATTTATCACCTAGTCTGATTAAATGATCATGAATAACAGGGTGTAGTTTTTGTATATCTAAGTTTAGATAAGCAACTAATCTTTCTGCAATTCCTAGATCTATTTCTTCCGACTTTACTGGAGCTGTTATTAGACCTAGATCTTTACCTACTCCTGGTATGGGTGCAGCCATATTGTTATTAGCATATATAACTGATGTTTCATTTAACATGTTCTCCCATTTGAAATTACTTTGAAGTTCCCTAGTGAATAAATCGTCTCTACTAAGTACACCTGAATTAACACCTCTTTCAAGATCTTGTACAGTAAAACCATAAGCTCCAGCATGGGTAATCATGTTTCTATTACCAGCATCAATTAATGCTCCAACTGTTGTATGTTCTTCATCAGTTCCAAAGGTCTCTTCAAAAGAACTAATACCTCCAGATGCTTTAGTTGATTTAACTGCTGAATATGGATTCTCAGTATTGAAGTAGATATCTAAAGGAACTTCCATACGAGTTAGACAATCTCTGTTCTCAGGATTAACATCAAACAATTGACATGTCTTAGACATTGAAGGTCGATCTCTTAGATGTTTACGTTGGTGAGCTTCTAAATAATGGATCATATGCTCAGCACCTGTAGGCTTTAAGTCATAGTCATATTCAGCTTTTAAGATGTCACGTGTAACTTCATATTCGGTTCTGGTTGGATCTGATTCAGTTATTGCTCTTAAGAAGAAAGGTTTACTACTCTTATCACCATTAACATACTTCACTAAGCTTTTTAAATCCTTAGTAGAAACAGCACCAGCCTCACTTAACCAAGATGGATTCTCTTGAACTTTACTTATATATTCTTGAGTCTGTCTAAAACCAGTTGCGTCGTTAGCAAATAACCATTTTCCATCTTTACCTATTACTTGTACACCATCACGTTCTTCCCTTGCATAGATACCACTACCAGCTTCTATTTTAGCTTTTTCAGCAAGAACAAGTTTTTCTAAAACAGCTGTTGGTGATACGTTAGCTAAATTTACTAACTCATCAGTTAATTGTTCATTTATTGCATTAACAGCTTTATTATATATACGTTGATTATCAGCATCCATGAAATCATTAGTAGTAGATATAGTGCCACCAATCTTTTTCACTGTGTGTTTTAAAACCTGAAATTCATTAGTTCTTTGTGTATCAGTTAGTTTTTCTGAAGCTTTCAACTTTTCCATATACTCTGGCCACAGACTTGGACTAACCTTAAGTAAGTGTACTCTTTTTAAACCTCCTTCCTCTGCAGCATATAATTTTAATGTCTCTCTATCATCTTGAATATCTCTAGGCTCTCTATTGGCAAAACTGTTAATCCATTCAAAGTACTTCTTTTTTTCAACAGAGGTTACTTCT